GGATGCAGAACCAGTAGTCGTTCAGCGCGTCGGGGTCGGCCGGCTTCCAGATCGGCCCGAACGCCCCCGGCCCGATCGGCTGGAGGGCGAAGGAATACTCGGCGGCGGTCAGGTTGTCGACGTCCAAGCCGTTGGGCTGGACGCCCGCGCCGCTGGCCAGCTTCTCCATCGAGTTGTACGCGGTGTACTCCGCCGGGTCGCTGGTCTGGTCGAGCTCCTCGCCGTCGGCGTCGCAGAGGCGCATCGTATACGTCCAGCGGTTGGCGGACAGCTCCTCGCTGGAGACGACCTTCCCGTAGAGCGGCACGTGCGTCCGCGCGTGCGGGATCCGCTCCATGAGCTTGTCGACCAGGAGGCGGACGCCGAAGCCGACGCCGGCCCGCTCGACCGCGATGTAGGGGTCGCCCGTCATCGCCAGCAGCCGGTTGACGGCCTCGACGAGCTGGTTGAGCTTGTCGGCGGCCGAGCCGCCGCGGAAGGGCTGGATCGGGACGCTCACGGTCTACTCCTCCTCGGGGATCGGGAACAGGACCGCGAAGTCCGCCTCGCCGGGCGGCGGCAGCACGAGCTTCTTGCCGGTGTTGAGCACCAGGTCCGGCGGCGGCATCCCCGTCCGCCGGTCGATGAACGTCGCCCAGACCTTCCAGGTCTCGGGGTTGTAGCTGAAGCTGTAGGTGACCTCCCACTCGCCGCCGCTGCTCTGGCCGGTAATCCCGTCGCAGCGCCAGGTATGCGGGTCGGCGGCCTCGTGCAGGCCCCAGCCGTCCGAGTTGAACTTGCCCGAGTAGGCGCGGCTCTTGGCGGCCGGGTCGGAGGCCTCGCTGCGGGTCAGGACGATCGTGTGCGTCGGGAGGTTGGCGCCGATGAGCCCGCCCTGCTCGACGGTCTGCCCGGCCAGGTCGGCGTCGGGGTAGTCCTCGGGGTAGGTGTACGACAGCGAGATCTCGTTGCCGTCGGCGTCGGCGGTGGACTGCACCGCGGCCAGCGAGACCCCGATCTGGATCCGCCCCGATGTCCCCTCCTCGGGGATCCGCTCGCGATAGTTGAGATGGTAGAGGACGGCGGACGTCTTGACGACGCGGATCGACTGGATGTCGACGAGCTTGACGTTGGGGTAGGCCGCGTCGAGCGCCGAGCCGATCGCCCGGGCGGAGCGGATCGCGGCGGCGCCCTCCAGCAGCCGCAGTTCGCCCGAGGCGGCCAGGTCGCTGACCAGGGCGGTGACCGTGCAGCCCTCGAATCCGTTTTCGGTCAGGCGGATCGAGCCTTCCAGGATTCCCCATTCGATCGTGGCCATTACTCGCTCCCGTGTCCGACGGGTCGGACCCGTCGGACCTGTCGGACTGTTGCGCTCAGGCGAGCATCCCGGCGACCATCTGCTGGAGCAGCAGCACCATCTGCTGCTGGAGCTCCTTCTGCTGGCCGGCCAGGCGCGTGGCGGGGTCCTCGCCGAAGCGGCCGGCCAGGCTGGCCAGGTTGACGCGCGAGCCGTAGGCGGTGGAGAACTGGCCCGGACCGCCGCCGGCGGCGGCGGGTCCCTTCTCGCCGGCGATCTTGTCGATCCGGGCGAGCGTCGCGTCCATCTCGGCGTCGGCGCGGGCGATGGACTCGCGGGCGGACTCCATCTCGACCTCGCGGACGGCGGCCTCCCGCTGGATCGCCTGGCGGCGGGCCAGGTGCTGGAGGTCCTCGCCGTGCAGGCCGGCGAGCTTTCGCTCCTCGGCGTGGCGGCTGTCGAGCAGGGCGAGCTGCCGCTTGGCGCCCTCCTGGTCGGCCTCGATCCGGGCGTCGCGCAGCTCGCGGGCCTGGCGGATCTGCCGCTCCTGGTCCCGCTGGTCGTCGTCGAACAGCCGCTGCTGCTCGGCGGCGGCGGCGCCGGCTTCGCCGTCGCGGATCTGCTGTCGCTGCTGGGCGGCCTGCTCGGCCAGGCGGGCCAGCTCGTCGTTGTGCGCGGCCTCGGCCTCCCGGCGGGCGGCCAGGACGGCGCTATGCTTCTGCCCCAGGGTGCGGGCCTGCTCGTCGATCCGGGCCTGCTCGGCGCGGAAGCGGGCGTCCTCCTGGTCGCGGGCCAGGCCGACGCCGCTCAGGCCGCCGCTGCGCTGGCGATCCTTGGCGGCCTGCTCGATCTCGCCCAGCGAGCGGATCGACGTATTGCGGGCGTTGATCCGCTCGATGGAGCGGCTCATGCGCTCCATCTCCTTTTGGTGCTGGTCGGCCTGGCCGGTCGCGTAGCGGTAGAAGTCCGCGATCGCCAGCGCGGCGGTCCCCAGGCCGAAGGGCATCCGCTGGATGGACTCCAGGAGCTTCTCGCTGTCGCCCCGCCAGGCGGCGACGATCCCCGTCCCGAGCTGGCCGAGGCCGGCGGCGCCCTGGATCACGATCCCGGCCTGGACGGCGCGCTGGAGCGTGCCGAGGGCCCCGCCGCCGCGGCCGGCGGCGGTCTGCTGCTGGATCTTCGCCCGCTCGGCGGCGTGGGTCCGGTCGATCTGCTCGACCAGCTTCGCGTTGGCCTTGTGCTTCTCGCGGAGGGTCGCGTAGTGGCGGTCGAGCTGGGCCAGCTCGAGCGCCTGGCGGCCCGAGGTGGCGGCCAGGTGCTTGTCCTCCAGGTCGCGGCGGATCGCCGCCTCCTCGGCGGCGGCGGCCTTGCGGTCGGCCAGCCGCTGCTGGAGGGCGGCGCGGGCGGCGGTCTGTTCCTGGAGGGCGGCCTGCCGCTCGGCCAGGCCGGCGGCGATCTGGCGGGAGCGGGCGGCTGCCGAGGCGTCGCCGGCCTTGTCGGCGCGGCGGGCCTCGGCGTTGAGCCGGCGGATGTCGCTCTGCCAGGCCCGGACGCGCTCGGTGGACTTGGCCAGGTCGGCCTGCATCCCCGAGCCGTCGACGCGGATCGCGGCGGTCAGGCTGCGGATCGTTGCCATGATCTACTCCTTGGCCCGGCGGGCCCAGGCCTCAAAGGCCCGTTGCTGCGCGCGGACGTCGCCGGCGGCCGACCGCCCGGGGCGGTCGAGCGGGTGGGCGTGGCTGTACGTCTCGGCCCGGGCCGGCTCGACGCCGCCGATCGGGTGCGCGTTGAGGAGCTGCGCCATGAGCTCGGCGTGGCGGCGGTCGGCCGGGGCGAAGCCCCACGGCTCCAGTGCGTACAGCGCCCGCCAGTCGGCCAGGTCGGCGGCGGTCAGCTCGGCGAGCAGCCGGCGCCGGCTGGCGTATCCGAGGGCGAGGCAGAGCCGGAGCTGGAAGCGCCGCTCGCCCCGCCGGGCGAGTTTTTTACCGCCGCCTCGTGCCCTTCCTTGCCGATCCCGTTGAGCCGCTTGGCGACCTCCAGGACGCGGTCCAGGGCCTTGACGCTCTTGGCGCCCAGGCGGAGGCAGTCGGCCTCGGAGAAGAGGGCTTTGCCGCTCTCGTCGCAGAGGACGCGGCAGGCTAGGCGGCCGCGGTAGCCGTCGCCGTCGAAGCGGCCCTCGCCGTCCTCGCCGGCGACCCAGTTGGACTCGTCGAAGCGGTCCTTCTCCTCGCCCGTCATGGTCCGCACGTAGACCGTCCCGCCCCACTCGGGGACGGCGACGGCCTCGCGGGCCAGGTCATCGGCGGCGAGGATCTGCTTGGCGGTCAGTGCGGTCGTCATCGGTTAGCTCCCGGCCGGCGCCCAGGTGGGCTTGCCGCTGCACGCGATGGTAAAGCTGGTGACCAGGGCGGCCCCGCCGGCGGCCTGGGGGGCGCCCAGGTTCATCAGGAAGCCGAACCAGGTCACGGTCGCGCCGTCGCGGAAGGCCACTTGCCAGTACTGCTCCTCGCCGACCTCGGCGTCCAGGGCGTCCTGGATCGAGCTCTTGTAGAGGAGCTGGCCGCTGCACTCAGAGCCCTCGCGCAGGCCGGCCATGAACTCCTTGTAGTCGTCGTCGCTGTCGAAGGTGGTCTTGTCCACCTTCTCGACGCTCTTGCCGGGAGGCGCGGCGTTCTGGATCTGGCCGACCAGCGTGAAGGGGCCTTCCTCGGTGGCGGCGAAGCCGAGGGTCGCGCCGTTGCTCAGCGTTCCGTGTTGTCGTCCCACGATGATTCTCCTGCCCTGGGGGCGTTTGTCTGTGTCTGCGGGTGTGGGGGGGGCTACTCGATACTCGCGTGGACCACCAGGTCCACGTCGCGGCCGTAGAGCTGGCGGACGACCAGCTCGGGGCTCTGCTCAAAATGGTCGCCGTGCGAGACGGCGGCCAGGTCCTGGACGTTGGCGATGTCGTCGTCGCTCCAGTCCGCGGCGGCCAGGATGACGGCCAGGCTCAGCTCGCGGGCGAGCTCGTAGCTGTCGGCCCAGATCTCCAGGCGGAAGCGCAGCTCGCACGGCTCGACGATCCCGCCCTCCAGCGTGCCCTCCAGCGGGCTGGACGCCAGGCGGAGCGTCGCGTAGGGCGGCACGATGTCGCTCCCGTCGGCCTTGCGGTACGGGGCGAACAGCGGGTAGACGCCGCAGTCGGCCGCTTGCAGGTCCGGCAGCGCCTCGACCCACTCGCGGAGATCGTTCTCGATGCTCATCGTCGCGTCCTCATTTTGCCCAGGCGGCGTCGATCGCGTCGGCCAGCTCCGCGGCCAGGACCTGGAGGGCCCGCTCCTCGTTTTGGTCGAAGGCGGGGCGGAGGTACGGCCGCTGGTCGATCCGCTCGGAGGTCGGCTCGCCGCGGCCGATGTCGCGGAAGAGGCCGCCGGGCTTGCGGGCCACGCGATGGCCGTACTCGACAAAGCCCTGGTAGTGGACCTCGTCGCGGCCGGCCCGGGCGGCGGCGGTCGCCGAGATCAGGACGGCGTAGCGCCCCTTGCCGGCGGACTTGTTGCGCAGCTTGAGCCCCTTCTGGAGCCGGCCCGATCGGACGGGCACCAGGGACCGGGCCTTGTGGAGGATCGGCGAGCCGGCCTTCTTGAGGGCCTCGCGGATCGCGCGGCCCTGGAGCTTCTTGGGCAGGTCCTCCAGGGCCGCCAGGACGTCCGGGCGGATCGCCAGGACCAGCTCGGGCAGGACCTGGGCGGGCGCGTCCATGCTCAGCGGTTCTCCGTGCAGCGGATCTCCAGCTCGCGGCCGCGGCCGCCGACGTCGGCGACCTCGTTGATCTCCAGGGTATGCTCGGCGCCGTTGCGGTCGGTGTAGCGCAGGCGCCGGTCGAGCTCCAGGTGCGCGGCGTTGGGCCCGCGCGTGCGGAGGCGGACGGTCCCGGCGGCCAGCATCGCGCCGGACTGGACGTACTCGCGCCCGGCCAGGGGCTGGACCTCGCACCAGATCCGCGCGGCGACGGTGGCGGCGGAGAAGTCCAGCAGCACCTCGCCCGAGGCGCCCACGCTGCGGGCCGGCTCCAGGACGTCGACCAGGGTGTCGAGACGGCCGGCTCTCATTCCAGATCCTCCCAGAAGCGGGCGGCCTGGGCCTGGGTCAGGATCGCCATCGCCTGGTTGGGGACCTCGACGACGCTTCCCATCACGGCCGCCTCGGGGATCTCGATCCAGGCGGCCGCGATCGCCAGGATCGCGACCCGGACGGCCTTGTGCTCGGCGAGGTAGTCGGCGTCGATCGTCTCGCCGATCATCTTGCCGGCGAAGTCCTCGGCGGCGGCCAGGGCGATCAGGAGGTTGGCGTCGTCGTCCTCGCTCCGCTTGCACCAGGTCCGCAGCGACGAGACCGGGATGACCGTATCGCCGCCGGCGGCGGCGTCCAGGAGGGACGGGCCGCAGTAGAGGTCGTAGCTGACCCCGATGTCCAGGCCGCCGCTGTGATCGGCGGACAGGCTGTAGGAGCTGCCGCTGGTCCAGGCGGCGGCGGCGACGGTGAGCTCCCACTGGGCGCCCCGCACGTGGGCGGCCGAGCCCGCCGAGGCGGGCGTCGCCGACCAGCTCGCGGTCGCGGCGGACCACCACTGGCCGGCATTGGCGCCGGCGGTGCAGCGGAGGTAGCAGGTGACCGTGCCCGTGGTGACGTCGGTCCCGGCGGCGACGACGACGTCGACGGTGAGGACTGCATCCTGGCCGGCGGTTACGATGCGCATGATCGGTTACTCCTCGACGGCGACGGTGAGCTCCCACTGGGCGCCCCGCACGTGGGCGGCCGAGCCCGCCGAGGCGGGCGTCGCCGACCAGCTCGCGGTCGCGGCGGACCACCACTGGCCGGCATTGGCGCCGGCGGTGCAGCGGAGGTAGCAGGTGACCGTGCCCGTGGTGACGTCGGTCCCGGCGGCGACGACGACGTCGACGGTGAGGACTGCATCCTGGCCGGCGGTTACGATGCGCATGACCGGTTACTCCTCGACGGCGCCGGCGTCCGGCGGCGCACGGCGGCGCGGCAGGCGGAGCGGCGGGAGGCCAGGCCCGCCAGGAGGCGGGCGGGGCGCGGGGATCGGGCGGGCTTACGCATCGCCGTTGACACCGCTCAGGGTCGCGGTGACCTTCTCGGTGTCGCCTGCGGCGGCGAGCGTCCGGGTGGCGGCCAGGGCGCCGGAGGCGATGAGCTTGCCCGAGTCGTCGGCGGTGGTGGCCAGGAACCAGTGGGTAGCGCCGGTCCAGGGCAGGCCCGCGCCGGACTCGGCGGTGAAGGTCTCCTGGCTGGCCACGTGCTCCCATCCGGCGCCGTCGGCCTGGCTGGTGGGGAAGCCGTTGGTGTCCGAGGGGATCGCCTGGCGGGCATAGCCCTGCCCGGAAATCTCCGCCACGTCGCCGAGGCTGTCGCCCACGGACGGGGCGGAGGAGGCCAGGCCGAGGTAGAAGTTGGCCGGCTTGGACTGGCGGCCCGAGAGGGCCACTTCCTGGAGGTACTGGAGGCCTTCGCTGTGGAACATGGGGCGGATCTCCTGCCGCTCAGCGGCGGCGGTTGAGCAGCACGACGACGGCGGCGGCGATGCTTCCGCCGGCCGGGGTGTAGGTGTCGGATGCCGAGGCCGTCCACTCGGCGGACGCGGCGGCGGCCTCGACGAAGGCCGCCAGGTCCGCGGCGGCCGCTCGCAGGCTGGCCCCCGCGGCGACGGCCTCGACGAAGGCGGCGATCTCGGCGGCCAGGGCCGACAGGCCGCACGTCGCGACCACGTGGTCGACCCCGCCGGCCAGATCGGCGGCGACGGCCGACAGGCGGGCCAGGGCGGACGACTGGTCGGCGGCGGCTAGCAGGTCGGCGGCCGAGGCCCCGTGCGACGCGGCGGCGGCGACCTGGTCGATCGCGCCGAGCACGTCGCCGCCCGCGGCGGCCAGGGCGACCGAGGCGCCGACGGCGTCGAGGGCGCCCAGTACGTCGGCTGCCGAGGCGGAAAACGAGGCCGAGGCGGAGACGGCGTCCTCGTAGGCCGCACCGGCGGGGGCATAAAACACCCGCCGGCCGGTGAGCGTCCGGAGAATCCCAAAGCGGCGGGCCGGATGCCAGAGGTTGTAGACCTCGCCGGCCGTCAGGGCGCGGTTGTAGAGCCAGACGCCCAGGGTCGCGCAGTAAACGGCCGAGCCTTCCGAAACGTTCCACTTGCCGCCCAACAGCATGGGCGTGGTATTCCCAACCGATGCGGTATGGACAATGGGCGTCCCAGCAACGGCACCATTGACGTATGCGGTGGCGGTGGCCCCGTTGCACACCAGGGCAACCGCGAAGAGGACGCTGTTGCCGGCGTTGATCCCGGTATCGACGGGGGCAGACGCGCGGGGGAAGGTGTAGATGCGCTGGGTCGCGCTGCCGCGATAGAAGCCCCAGTCGTAGGTCCCCTCGACGGCGGCGCCTTTGTTGGCGTGCTGCCCAAGCCAGAAATCGCTGGCGGTGGTGTTGGC